TTGCTATGAATTGGCCAACGGTACCATTTTGTGAACCGTCTGAATAACTCTCTTGATATTGTTCGTCATTCTTAAGTAAGACTGAACCAGCACCTGAAGCATTAGCGTTTGTTAGTTGTGAAGTACCTAGTCTTACAACTTTAAGCGCTGAACCGTATTTTAAAAATGAGTCTGCTGTATAAAAATCTTCTATGCTAGAATCTGAACTACTTGGTTGATAAAACTCATCAACCAATTCCTGACTACTAGAAACCGTTTTTACTTCGTCAACAGGGCCCCATTGAAAACTTCCAACAAAAGCACCTACGGTAGATGAAACTGCTGGAACGACATTCGACAAATCAACTTCTTTGATTTGAATGCCTGGTGATACTTGAAATGCCATATTTTTCTCCTGTTTCGTAAAATATTATTACTACTTTATTTATGTAATCCGAAATCCCTACGAGTTATCTAGATACCATCTATCACCCGCTTTATCAACGAATGACTCTTCTTGTTTGTCGGTTCCGAATACTCCTGGCGGGAGCAAATCGTCCTCTATTAATTTTTGTTGCTCTGAGTATAATAAATCTTTTACTTTTTTGTCTGTTAAATTATAGAAATAGTCTGTTGTTATAAACCAACTGAACAATACTAAATTCATAACCATATCATCATTATATCCTTTATCTGCTTCAAATGATGGTCCTTTGTTAATGAAAGTCATTAACTCAGTTATTGTAGCTCTATCTTTAACTAAAAGTCTGTTTTCTTCTAATAACTCTTTCATTGTCGAACATCCTATTCTTTTTATTTTTCTTGACATTGTAACACCAATGTCATCTGCTTTTGTCATTCCTTGTACAAAAACATTTGGATATTCTATATCATAATGTAATTGAGTTGCGACCATTCCGCCCTCAGCATTATTTTCAATAATAATTAATGCTTCATTATATGGTCTACAATACTTATTTAGTAAATCAGGATATAGCATAGGACTTAAGGTATTGTCTCTGTATGTACAAACTTGTTTAAAAGGTTTTTCTGTAACATCAATAATAGTAAAAGTCGAATAATCTAGTCCTCGACCTTGAGATACATCAACCGTACAGATATACTCATGACCCTCTTTTGGTCTTTCGTATACATTTACACCATCTTTGTTCCAATCTGGTTCTACTGCCTTTAATCCTAGTAATGTATTTGAGTTAACAAGAGTATTTCCTGTTCCTAAAAATGAGTTACCATATTCTTGTTCAAATTGTGCTTCTGAGGTGTTTGCAATCGTTTGTTCTTTCCATTCTTCGTCTCTACCTGGTACATCATACCAGTTGATTGTGAATGATTTATACTCAGATTGTTCATGTATTGCAGACTCGTATATCTTATGAAACATATTACCTACGCCGTTTGCAGTAGATGTGATAATAACTTTAGAATCTTTACCAGATGTGATAACAGGATAAGTAGCAGTGTAGAATGTTTCTGCATCTTCTACGAATGCAAACTCATCAAGATACAACATGTTAATTGACATACCACGAATCGATGATGAAGATGTAGCAGCTGCGACTATTTTACTATCATTGCCAAATTCTATATTACCTTTGTTGAGTATCTTTACACCTGGTTGTAAAAAGAATGGTACAGACTCTAACATCGTTACGATACGTGCAATCATCTCTCTTGCAATCGCACCTTTGTTAGCAAGAACGGCCACCGTGACTTCTGGATGAAAAAGAATATACCAGAGTAGATATGCACACGAAGTTATAGATTTACCACTCTGACGTGATGCAAGCACAACACTAAATCTATTTTGATTAAAATGTTCTATTAGTTTTCCTTGATAACCACGAAGTGTAAAAGGAATCATGCCCTCATCAAGTGAGATAATTTGCGTATATGATTCTATGAAATGAATAGGGTCTTTAGTACATTTGATGTACTCTTGCATCTCTTCATCTGTATATGAGGTATCTACACCGGCACGTTTGACCTGTGTATTACCTAGATATCCATCATTTTTAGGTTTCACTTTTTAATCCCCAATGAGATACAGAAATGTGGTTTGATAACTCGTATTTACCATCAAAAGATAACTTCCAACCTAGAAAGCCATCAACTTTTCTATACTTCAAATCTTTTATATGACCTGTCCATATTTCTTTTTTATCATGTATTTCGTTTCTGTATATAGGACATTTTGTTAAATCACCATAATGTTCTTGCAGAAATTGTCTAGAATGTTCACCATGTGATTGTAACTCTATATCTACCCACTCTGCTGTAGATTTGCCTTGTATACTTGACAACTCAACGATATTAGGGTATAATTTGTGTATAAACTTATTCTTCTCCGCATACTCTACTAAATCTAGTATGTGACCAAATTCTAATTCTCTATCTTCTTTTTCATGAAAGTTTCTAAGAAATTTTTTCTCATTCCAAAAATTAGATGATAACCACTCATGTAAATAAATATCACACTCTGGCAATTCTGTTTCTAATAAATCTGCATGTATATACTCTATGGTGTCGCCTAACGTTTCCTTCATTCTATGAATGAGTCTACCTCTTCTTTCTAAGGCATATACTTTTTTAGCGCCATATTTAACTGCAAGATAACATAGTATGCCTGAACCTGCGCCCAAATCTATTACTATCTTATCTTTGACATTCTCAGATATCCAATTTTCGTATGCGGTATTTCTCTGAGAATCAGTAAAACAATATGCAGTTTTAAAGAACTTTAATACGTTCTCATTCCTTAACATTCTTTGTTTTCAAAAACTTTTGTAATTCAGAAGTAGAACCCACATATAAATGATTGTGTTGAGTACCTACTTTCTGTTCGTCTTCTTTTTCTAAATCTTTAATTTTCTTTTGTATGTCCAATAATTTTTCTGCTGTTTCACCAACGGTCTTAATCAATTGACCTGCAACTTCATAGGCTCTCGGGTGTTCAGTTTCTTTGGATAGTTCTAAGATACCATCGATTGCATCTTGTCCTCTCTCCACGAGATTGTAGAGATTCTCTCTTGCATAACGATAATCTGTTTCGATATTTTTTGCTCTTTCTGGAACTTTGACTAACTTTGTTTCTTTCTTTATTTCAGTGTCAATGTTCAGAAGTTCATTTAACTTCTCGTCTGTTTTACTCATAATATTTAACTAGCGTCTGTTGTTTTGTCTTCAGTAAAAGTTCTTGGTGAACCATCATCATAAAATGTCACGTTCTCTGCAACGACAAAAGTATCATTTGGTGTAACTGAACCAACAAACATTAATGTTGTATTATCTGGTATGGTAATCGCACTCGATAATACTAATGATAATTTGTTTTCTGCTATACTACTGATTGTTGGATTAGTAGTTAAACCTGTATTGAAAACTTCATCTCCGTTACTTATAGAACTATTTATTGCAGTTCCAAATGTTACGGTTGTAGAATTAGACACAGCATTTGCTACTTCTGCAAAGGCAGGTTCATAGTGTTTTACTTCTTTTACAAGACCAGCACTATTGATTTGTGTTGATGTGAAACCGTCTCTGCCTGTTCCAATATAATCTCTCTCGATAACATTTTTAATAATTTTGCCTTGATAAACAGGACCAAAGAAATATGTTTTCATAGTAAAACTTAATTCGTAAGTTATAGTTCTTCTATCAGCTATATCTCCCTCATATTCGTCTGTAAAAGATATGTCATTTAAAACTATTGGCACATCTCTATTATCTGACATGTCATCAATCATTTTCATAGTAACCGTATACTCTGGTTGAAAGTAAGGAAGTATTTGTTCTACTACTTGTAAAGCATCTGACATATTTTTTGCAATAATAGATAATGTGAAATTTAAATCGTATGGTGCAGGTGAATATTGAAACTTTCTATTTACATTTCCTGTTTCTAAACTATTTTTTTCAGAACGAATCAGTTTGTTTTGTTGTCTTTGTGCATCATAATTAAATCCTGTAAGTTCAAATGCCATACGAGGTAAAGACAATGCAGTTCTATTTCTATCTGATAAATTTGGTTCTTCTGCTAGTCTGTTTAAGAACTTTTGAGCAGGACCATAAGATATAGGAACTTTTTGAGATGATAATATTGTACCATCTGCTTTTACTTTTTTAACATCTATATTATTAAACATAGTGCCAAAAACAGACACACATCTCTTGATTGTTTCGTTATAAAAGTATGTACCGAACATTATGGTTCACCAAATGGATTAGTTTCTGACAAGTCTAAGAAATTTGCATCATTGTTTTCAAATTCTAGATTGTCTGCTTGTGGGTCGTTTGACATTGTTAATACGTCTGAAATAGTTCCTATAGTATGTGAAGCTTCAGATGTTGCACCAACTAATACATCGTTGATAGCTAGTGTTGTTGTGACATCTTTTAATTTAAGTAATCTACCGTTAGCTTTCCATGAAACTACTTCACCCACAACAACATTGTTTAATTTAACATCTTCATTGACTGCGAAAGTACCTGA